GTATATAATACACACATGAAATACGCACTCATAGACACCGCAAATACCTTCTTCCGTGCTAGGCACGTTGCTAGTCGTAGTTCCACGCTAGAAGAAAAAATTGGAATGGCTCTCCATCTAACACTTGCTAGTGTTAATCAAGCAGTAAAACGATATGGAATTGACCATGTTGTATTTTGCTTGGAGGGGCGAAGCTGGCGTAAGGACGTATACGGTCCTTACAAAAAGAATCGCATCGTTGATGCTATGTCAGTTACTGAGGAAGAAAAAGCCGAGTCAGAGATGTTTTGGCAAACGTATGAAAAATTCACTACGTTTATTAGAGAAAAGACCAACGTTAGTGTACTCAGACACCCGCAAGCAGAGGCTGATGATTTAATTGGCCGTTTTATTCACTTACATCCAAATGATACGCATTATATTATTAGCACTGATTCCGATTATGTTCAGCTTATTACTGATAAAGTGTTTCAGTACAATGGAGTCTCAAATGAACTCATCACACTCAACGGATATCTCAAAGACACTGGCAAACCAATAATAGATAAAAAAACTAAACAGCCAAAACTCTTAGAGGATCCACAATATTTACTATTTAAGAAAATCATTCGTGGTGACGCCGGCGACAATGTATTCACTGCATATCCCCGTGCTCCGGAAAAGGGTTCTGCAAATCGTGTGGGTATTCGTGAGGCATACGAGGATCGTGATAAGCAAGGCTTTAAATGGAATAACTTCATGTTGCAACGTTGGGTAGACCACAATGGCGAAGAACAAGTGGTGCGTGATTGTTACCAACGCAATAAAATGTTGATTGATTTGACTGCACAACCCGAAGAGATTAAACAATTAGTTGATGAATCAATTCGGACAGGTGTTCGCACTAGCACTACACCTCAAGTGGGCATACATTTTATGAAATTTTGTGGCCGATATGAACTCACTAAGATTAGTGAACAATCTGATACGTATGCTAAATGGCTTAACAACCCCTATACAGGATTACTCAATGGATAAGAAAATTAGAATCAATCTAGCCGGTATTGAGGGACTCAACGAAGAAATGTTGGGTATGCTAATTGATAGTTTAGTAGAAATGTATGAAGAAAAATACGGAATAGATATTTCACTTGACGAACCAGAAAAACCCGTGTATGATGCAGAGAATATAGACTTTGTAAAAGATTACTTGAAGAAATTTAGATTACAATGAAAGAAAATACAATTTTTTATAGGAAAGTAGGTCGTAGGTATGTACCGGTGTCCGAGTACGATCAAACACTTATGGATGCGTTTCCTAAAGGGGCTCACCTTGTTATATGTTATCCGGGTGGAAAAAGTACCCGGTTTAATGTTAACCCTGCATATGCACCGATGATTGCAGCCGGCCGTGTAGCAGAAGATGTAATTAGTGAGGCTTTGCGTAAAGCAAGTGATTTGCGTCCTACTAATAAAGAAACAAAATTAACACCCGAACAATTGCGTTGCTGGAAAGCATTGAACAAAGCCTTCGGAAACGAAAGACATGCATTACAATGGCCAAGTGCTAGAGAAGCCTGCGAAGAAGCAGTCAAAGCAATGACTATTGAAGCAGAAAAACTATTAACTGTACCAGCAGTTAGAAAAGCCTACGAACACTTCTTGTTTGTAGCAGAATTAACAAAGGAACATAAAAATGAATCTAGTCGCTAAACCTATTATTAAAGGTGAATATTGGGTAGTCACTGACGGTGACAAAAAAGTAGGTAACGTTGTTCAAGAGGGCAGTGAATATAAGGTAAAGTTGAATAACACTATTGAAAAGTACACCAGTACCAAAGCAATTGAGAAGTCGAAAAAAATAGAGTTTGAGAGTTTTGCAAAGGCTAAACCCAAGGACACTGCTCCGCCCTTTGCAATCTTCCCAACTAATAAAAATCGTATATATAACAGTGTACTAGATGTTAAACGGAAACTACACTTATACACTACAAGTCCTAAAAGCAAGTGTTTTTTTGTTGCAGGATGGTTTTCTATCAAACAGGGCATTGAATTTACTACTATTTTTTGTCCTAAATATATCTTTATTCAACGATATGAGTACATTGGACCGTTTCAATCTGAATCTGAGGCAAATAGTAGCATAAATAGTGTATGAGTTATATAAAAAAATTTGTTGATAAGATTGGTGTAATGGAGGGTCGTCAGGCCAGAGAAGTTATATTACCCATTTCTGATGCAAAAGGTTTGCGTGACGAGGTTCTAAAAATTTTACTGGATCAGCGTGAGCAAAAAAATACACAGCCTGAAGTTATAGAGGTTGTGATGAATGGTAATAAATGGTAAATTATGAGCAGGACCCAGCCCAAAGTCGTACTAGAGATAGTAGATAAGACAACATATAAGTGTGACCAAATAGTAGAAGCCGCTGGTATATGGGCAGTGTTTTATGACGGACAACCAATCAACCTAAAAGCACAACATGCTTATGATAGTGAAAGTGTACCTAAATATAAGAAAACCAGTTTCAGTAATCCCGGTCACGCAAGAAACCTGTGTCGTAAATTAAACGCACAATTTAAATCAGATAAATTTAGTGTTGTGTTTATGAACAACGGCACCAAAGTTTATCCCGATGACTAAGCCAAATATTAAGTATTTGATAACTGAGGCTGTACTAAAACAGTCATCCGATAATGTATGGACTATTGATGAGTCCATGAGTAAATGGTGGATGACTATGCGTAATGAGAGTGGGATGAGGTTAACTGAAATGGGAGATTTAGCTTTTCGCCATGCACAGATAGAATTTTACAATTACGATTTTGACATAAAAATAGATAGTGGATGGCATAATTTTATTTTAGATTTGAATAAAAAAATCAAATGTCCCTACTATATAGGGGTAAATAAAACTAAAGAAGATAAACAACCGTTCATACGATTTTATGATAGCAAGATAGCTATGATGGTTAGTTTGTACGGTGACCTAAATAGTTATTTAAAATCAATAAAGGTAAGACAATGACAGAAGAAAAGAAAAGCAAAAACCCATTTATCAATATGGCTAATGAAGCCAAAAAGAATAACAATGAACTTCACCCTGGTTTGGGTAAAGCCCCAAAGAAGCAAGGTCCGAAACCCAATACAAAAGGTTTTGGAGGAAGTAGTGTAGTAAGACGCACCGGACGTGGCGGTTGATGTCAACGGAAACTAACGCTAAGGCGTTATATATATGTGAGTATTATTTTATGAAGGAACTCAAAATGAAACAACTTATCGCAATTATTGCAACAACATTTGCATTGACAGCATTTGCCGCAGATACTGCTACAGCGCCGGCAGCACCTGCTAAAGAAGCACCAAAAAGTGAAATGAAACTAGCCAAGAAGAAAGCTGACAAAGACGCAGAAGCAAAGGCTAAGAAAGACGCCACCAAAAGTTCTCCCAAGGACGCAAAGAAAACTGATAAACCTGCAACTAAATAATATTGATGATGAGGGAGACGATCCAGCTGGTCCTGATGAACTAAATGCACATCGATCTTATGGGCGCCCCAAAATAGTACAAGATGATAGTAATGAATTATCAGAATATGTACAAATCAGATTATTAATTGTTAGAATGAAGGCTATGAAAAAGTTTAGAGAAACACATAGTCAGGCATAAATAGTAAAGCAGTTATGAGTTCTGTATAAAAACTCAAATCATACACACACATAGGAGAAAATTATGATTCAATCTTTCACACACGATGCCGTTGACGCGGTACAAAAGGGTAAACTACAATTTGTTTCAGCTTTCGTTAAACACGAAGGTCTAGCAGAAACAATGACCAAGTTTGTTGAAGCCCAAACAGAATACACCAAATCAGTATTAGATACAAACATTGACACAATGTTGAATTTCGGTACACTTATTACAAAGAAAGACTTTGTTAAGGACCTTGTTTCAGCATATAGCTTCAATAAATTTGTACCTACTATGCCGACTACACCTGTTAAGTCTGCAAGTAAAAAGGCTAAGTAAGATGTTAACAACTCTATTTATTGTAGCATTGGCATATGCCGGTTACAAAATTGCTATTAACTCAAAAAATACTACGTATGGTTCTAGTTTAGAACAATACATTACTGAACGTAATCCACAACATTCAGGTGACGTAGAACGACTCACCGTTGAATACAACATGAAAATATCTAGAGGTGTACTATGAAAAAATTTATTTTAAGCATTTTAGAAGCCATCCAAGCTATTAAAAAACATAGAAACGATTCTAGTTTAAAGGGTAGATAAACCCAAACGAGATTGACTTTCAATCTTACCAGTTATATAATTTACACACAAACACAGGAGACAATATGTCAGATTACACACCAAAAATGCCTGAAGTAAAATTCAGCAAAAACGGATACGAGATTAGGGCCGATGTTCTAGCAATGGCTAAGGATTTCGTCATGCAAGACTATAACCTTAAGGTTGCGGGTTGGCAATTGACTACACAAAAAGATGAAAAGACCGGACAACTTGTTAGCACCGTATCAATGCCCGAGTTTCCTGGAATGGAAAAGATTTTAGAAGCCGCTGAAAAGATGTACGGTTTTGTTAATCAAAGCACTACTAAAAAGTAATACTTTTAGTTCTCAAAAAGGCTCCGCTAGTCGGGGCTTTTTTTTGCCCAAAACTTGACAATAAATGGATACTCTGCTATACTACGTGTATTGATTCATTAAAGGAGCTATCAATGACCCAAGTTTATGATGCACTGAGCGAAAGACAAAAACGTGACATTCG